GCTTAATATACCGTCCAACAATCCGCGCACGCCTGATTTAAAGCCGTCTCGAAATCCTATTTCTATTCCTGCCGCAAGATTTGTTTGAATATTTCTCGCCGCCTGTATTGCAAATTGATCATAAGCTTGCAATTCTGATTGGCGTATCTTGTCGCCGTTTTGCTGCGCCTCTCTGGATTGAATAATCCCGATCATTTCGCGCCGTGCCGCTATTTCTTCGTTAATTGCAGCAATAGCGCCTGCATCTTTAGCGATTACGCGCTTTTCTTCCAGCCTTGCAATGGTTGTTTGTTCAATCGCTTGCTCAAGGCTAATCTGATTTTTCTTAGATAATTCCAGCGCCGCGACTTCATTACGCATATCCACAAGCCGGTCTTGTGCCGCTTTTGCGCTTTGCTGATATGGGCGTATCAAATCTTCCCGCGCCTTGCGTTCAATTACCAACAGTTTCACGTACTCGCTTTCAATACGTGATTGATCGCTCATTGCTCGCGTTAATCGATCGATCTTCGGCGCGGTCTTTGTTGCGTTGTTGCTTACTTCGCTAACCGCTATAGCAAATTTCTTAGCAGAATTAGCCGCGTCATCATTTGCTTTTACCGTTTCTCGGCTCTTAACAATTGCATTCTGTAAATCAATTTCAAGCTGCGCGAGTTTTTCATGCTCGTGCTCTAGTGCGTTTTTATCGAAGAGTATTGAATCTTTCTTCAACTCCATCGATTTGATGGTTTCCTGCGTCAGCAATATTTCGCGCCGTATCTGTCCAACATCGCCCAATATTTTCGGATTGCCAAACGATTCGACAAAAAGTTGTTTAACGCCAGCAAACACACCGGCAAGGATGCCGCCCTGCTGGCTTGCCTTCACCATTTCGTCAGATACGCGGGTAAGCGAAGGAATAAAACCTTGCACCATCTCGCGCCCAAGTGCTGAAACAGATTTGCTTAGTAAGTTGATCTGATCGTTAAATCGCTCTGCTTGACGGGCTGATTCTTCCGTGACCGGATTGAATTTCTTGCCTTGCTCGATTAGTTTCTGTAACTCTGCTGATCCACCGGCAAGCAATGGCACTAAATCGGCCATTCGGTTCCCAAGTGTTGCTGTTAATGCTACCGCCCTGTCTTCTCTGCTAAATTTGCTTAATGCGTCAGCGAGTGCGAGTAGTTGCTTTTCCGGCGATAAATCTTTTAAATCTTTGTAAGATAAGCCAAGCTGGCCAAGTTTTTTTGCGGCTCCGCTTGATTTATCCGCAGCCTCAGCGACCAACAACGAAAAAGCGCGAGTGGCTTTTGCGACCTTATCCAATTCGACCCCGGCTTGCTCTGATGCAAACTCAAGACCGGCAAGCGATTCAACCGCAATACCGGTTTTTTGTGACAACTTGAATAATTCGTCTTGTGCGTCGATTGTTTTGCGCGTGAATGCTGCTAATGATCCAACAACTGCGCCAGCGCCAACCGCTGCAAGTGATGTGCTTAATCTTGCTGCGCTACTGGCAAGACCTGTGATATTTGAATTGACAGAAGCGAACGCCCCGGCGGTGCTATCTCGCGCCGTGATTACTATGTTTGTTGTGGCTTCGCTCATTTCTTGTTCGCTTGATAGTCTTTTAGTGTTATCAGGTTATCGATGAATAACTCTATGTCACTGATTTCTAAATACTCCGCCACATCATCAACCGCTTGCCAGTTAAGCTCGCCGCCCAACAAATTAAAACCGGCAAGTGATTTTTTTTGAAACTCTCCTAACTCTACTGGCTGCGCTCCTTGGATATATTTGCCCAAATCCTCATAAGCCAGCCAGGCGTTTAGTTTTTTGCGTTTTCTGCCCTTTTGTTGATGCGATCTATCGCGTCAGATAAAACAGCCTTTGCAATTTCTCCAGCCCAGTCAGGACGGTCTCCAATCACCTCATCAAAATCAGCACGCTTGAATGCGACAATTTCTTTTGAACCGCCTTCAATCAAATCACACTCTTTCACGCCTTCCCATCCTGTGACGTGATTACGCGCAACCTGCGCATCTAACGTGGAATTGATTGAATATGCTGAAAATTGTTCAGCCGTTGCCCGTGTGCCAAAAAACTTGATATTCCCGACTTCGATTGTGATCTTTCTTGATTCTCTGATTCTTTCTGCTAAGCTCATTTTTCACCCCATGTTGAAAAAAAGCCCCGACAAGCGCCGGGGCAAATCCCCACGCTTCTAGCTTGAGAACCACTGCGCTTTAGTACGCAGCGAGAGAGAAATCTGACCAGTACCGGCAGCACCTACGCCGCCGCTGAAACCTGTTCCGCCTGAGCAATAGGCGTTAAATAGCGCTTTGTAACCGGAAGCCAACGTCACCAAAAAGGCTCTGCGCTCTTGCGCCCTGTCAGCCGTACCAACCTCAACAACTGCAGTAGCTAATGGATCAGCAATACAGCTAAATGAACCTTTCTGCGCCGCAGCGTGACCAAACTCAATTTGTCGCTCGTCGTCATGGATTGAGGTAACGTCGATTTCATCAGGTGTTGCATCAGGTATATCCAACTGCGTGATGTTGTCGAATGACGCGCCAAATGTGATTTTCTTGGCAGTGCCGCCGCTTGTGTATGTTGTGTAACCAGAAGAATCAATACTTTCGAGCGTAAACGAAACTGTCGTGCTAACGGCTGAAACACGGTAAACTCGATCATTTACCTGTGTCATCCCGCCAACATCGTATATAAGAACGTAATCACCTACGTTATAATCATGCGTTGCTGTCACTACAGCCGGAGACGCTTTTGTTATTCCCGTGATTGTTTTTGCTGATCCCAATGCGGTCTGAATCTGCACAACCGCATTTCGTAATACCTGAGCGTTTGCCATCTTGCTTTCTCCTGCGCCATCTCGGCGTTAAGGTTGTTAATCAATTAAATCAGTACATCTGGTGCGTTCGATAAGGTGTATAAATCCTTTGTGAAAATCATGGTTACTTTGCCAATGGGCTGCTCTCCGCTGCCGTCGTAATCAATTTGTGCGCCTTGATAAATCATGCCTTTAACAATTGCGGTAGATGATCCAGCAATGGCGGTTTCAACTTCTTTGCTGATCGTGTCCAACGTATCGTCAATGTTGCTCACGGCCTTTGCCAAGCCCTCAATCCTGATCGTTGTGGCGCGTTCTTGCTGGTAAGGTGAATGCACGGTGATTGCTTCGGATTTGTCGCCATCGCTCGTGACCAGCAAACAAGGCAAGCTTGATGTATCCAGCGGATAAACTCGGCTTTGATAGACGCGGCTGCCGGTCGTGGATAATCCAGTCACAGCAGTTGCTACTGCTTCTCGTAACTGTTGCCGAACATGATTCGCCATTACTGTTTCTCCAGAATCAGCTTATTAATCATGTTTGTTTCATCCGGCTGCACGCCCTTTACTTTGTACGTTGTGCCGCTTCGCACTAAAGTAGAGTCATAAGCAGCGCTAGGTGCATCGGTGCGAACATAAGAAAACACCGGTTTTTTTGTTTCAACATAATCAACCGTTACAAATTCCGCATCAAAGACGCCATTGACAGAAACCCCGTCAATAGTTACCGTCTCCGCGAAATCGTCGGTATCAAAAAAAACCGATGCGTCCTCAGTCATCATTTTTTAGCTTTGCCCTTTGCTTTTGTGGCAATGGCCTCGAACGTAACCGGCTCTTGTGGTTCCTCGGATTTCACAACAGGTTCACCGGATTCGCTTATCATGCGCTCCAAGTGATACTTGGATAATTCGCCTTCAAAGCCTAATCCCTCGCCAGCCTTGAACTGTACCGGCTTAATGATTTCAAACAAACCGGAATCAAGTTTCTTAAGCCATCCTTTGCGCCGTCTTGCTTGATCTTCATTCAGATCAAGAACGCCACTTAATAACTCGACCGTGTCGGTCGTTAGGTAGCGTTCCATGATTACACCAGAGTCACATAACAAGCACGTTGCCAGTACCCATAACCAGCGTTACGCCAAGAATCAATGCCAATCAGAATTTCTTGATTTTTAAATGCGTGCTCTGAATTTTCATCCAGTATTTGCAATTGTGGCGTCGTTTCTGCTTGGCGAATCAGCGCTTTAATTGGAGAGTCAGTGCGGAAAATTGCGAACGAATCTGTCCAGGTAAGACGCGGATTCATTTCCACACGCACATTCATCCCATTCATGCCGTTCGGGTTCAAATTTTGCGCCAGCGATGCGGTTAATACTGCGCTTGTTGCAGCTGTTGCCGTTGCCCATAAGCTCACCGGAACCATGACAAGAAATTCGCGTGCATTGTCGTTCATTGGTTCGCCTTGATTGTCTTTGAAGGACAGTATTTGAGCGATACCAAGCATGATCGCTTGCTGCATTTCTTCCACGCTTGGCGCGGTCGTTGACCCATGAGAAGCTGCCGGAAGCGCTGAAATATCAACGGTTATGTCGTTGCTTTGAGAACCTGAGCTACCTTCGGAGTGATCGGTATCAAAGAAGTATTGACCGTCGTAGCAAGTTGTTGAAGGTGCTGCCAGAATAAAATCACTTAACAAGCTGCCCCAATGCCGCATATCCTGATCAACAAACTCTTGGATTCTTGCTTGAATCTGGCCGGTTTTATCTCTTCGTAAATCTTTAGTAGCTATGCCAAGCGTTGCTTCATAATGCTTGTTAATAATCGTAACGCTATTTGATGCAAGCGCTTTCTCACCTCTGCCGCCCAACCATTCGCGCATTGTTGGCGATTGGCCAAGAAACGGGTACGTTTCGCTTGCTTGATCTGAATTAAAGAGATTTGATACGCTGCCGATCCATGTTGCCCCGGCGCTTTGTTCGAGTTGCGCGTAATACATGCCAATCACTGCGCGACTAGATAGAATGCTTTGATCTGCCATCTTTATTTCTCCAGCGCCTCACGGCGTTAGGTTTGTAATTGCGGGATCACGGCTTCACAGCGTTACCCCGCCTCAATTGCTACTAAAATCTATGCTTCACGCGCCCATGTGCCGCGCATTTCAGTGACCATGTATCCATCAGCATCACCAGCAATCAGCGTGACAAAATCGCCGCGGCGTTGAGTTGCTTTGGTCAAGATCAAATCTTTGTTATCAGCGCCGGTAATATCAGGCCCCATGATCATGTCTGACGCATTAGGATCAATCGTTACCGCCGTCGTACCAAATGCGCCAATTGCCAGAATAGTGATACCGGATAAGCCGGTAGCTATTGCAGGAAGCGTCAATGCGTCGGCATCGCCGTCCGCTGTAACTGTGAACAACTTGCCTGAATCCTCAGCATCAAATGTTTTAGTTCCGGTCAATTCTTCGCGCTTGGTTTTGTGTGCCCACGGATCACGGAATGCGTACGCGTCAAACTCGACGATAACCACCCCACTTGAAACGAAGCGTTTTACAAAACCAATGAACACACCACCAACCGGAGAAAATTGAAAAGTGTCGTCATCGGTTGCGTAGATTGGCTGGCCAAGATCGGTTATTACCGCGCCAGTTACAGATAACTGAACCTCGCCGCGATACACCACCTCGACATTGATCGCTGCTGCTGCGCCTGCTGAATTATCTGCTTTGGATACCGCAAAACCCACAA